AGTCGGTGAGGACTGTGGCTGTGATGAACGTAAGGAGAAGCTGAACAAGCTGTTCCCTTACAAGCGTGAGCCAGAGTGCTTGAATGAGGAGGAGATAGCCTACCTCTCTACAGGCGTACTGAAGAAGAAGACCCTCACCTATGAAGACCGTGTAGAGATTGCTACAATCCACGCAAGGGTATTCAACCATAAGTTCGATGTGCCTTGCACTTGCAGCCCTAAGATCTGGATGCAATGGGTCAAGCAACTGCAACTCCTACTAGATGAAGGAGCTTGATTTATACAACATACTCAAGCTAACCTACATTAGCGACCTTGAGCAGAGTGAGCAGCAGTTCTCTCGCTTCGATTGTTATTCTACCAAGTGGAAGATGGACATTGAACTCAAGTGCCGCAGGACACACTATGAAGAGTTACTCATAGAGAGGGATAAGTTTGATGCTCTAATCAAAAGAGCAGAGGAGCATAACACTAGACCCTTCTACATCAATTCAACACCAGAGGGCATCTATGCCTTCAACCTTTTGGAATTTACTAATCTCGCTTGGGAAATGAAAGGGGGGCTGCCTAAGACTACGGACTTCTACGACAATAGGAGGGTAGTCAAGGAGGTGGCTTTCCTTCCTATCTCTAAGGCTACAAAACTGAATGAAGATGCCGATACCGACACCGAAATCAACAGAAGATAAGAACGAGTTCCTCAGACGTTGTGTACAAGACCACGTTATTATTGAGGAGTACCCTAACCCCAAGCAGAGGGTAGCTGTATGTATAGCACAATGGGACAAGAAATGATACTCATATTGTTTGGTGTAGTGCTAGGAGCTGCACTTAACCAGATAAGGGTACTGGGTAAACGCCTCGAAGATTGCGAGGAGGTGCTGGTACAGATAGTCGATGCGTTAAAAAAAATTGACGAGGAGGAGTAGTTGTTAACATTTTTTGTTTACATTGCATCTATAATCTAAAAAAATAGAGAGATGAAAAAGTACACTAAAAAACAGAACGCCTTCTACTGGGCAGTCACTTCCGTACTCGTAGGGGTAGGTATCACTACTATGATGGTAGTCTTTGCACTTGTTGAATACATAACAGCCTAACCTATGATAATGCTAGACGGAGCTGACTACGATCAGCAATGGCTCATAGACAAAGCGAGAGACGATGACTTCTACTACGGAGCATTGAATAAGATAGCCTTGTCTTCTAGTAGCCTCAAGATGCTACTGGATAGTCCCAAGACATTCTACAACGTACAGACCTATGGCTCTAATGAGTCTAGCCCTGCCTTGTTGCAGGGGCGTATCATTCATACTATGATACTAGAGCCTCATAGATTCGATGATATATTTGAAGTCGTAGACGTGGCTTCTAAGAACACCAAAAAGTTCAAGGAAGCCCAAGCCTCAACGAGCAAGACTTGTATCACTAGAAAAGACCTAGAGAACGGAGAGCGTATAGTAGATGCATTCCAACGCAACGAACACGCTAAGTACTTCTTGAAGCAGAGCCAAACGGAGAAGCCTATGGTCGATATGCTGGGGGGCTTCCCCTTCAGAGCGAAGGCGGATATCTGGAATGACAGCTTCCTAGCTGACATCAAGACCACGACAGACCTCAAGGCATTCCGATACTCAGCAGACAAGTACGGATATGATATGCAATGCTACCTCTACTGCAACCTCTTCCAGAGGTCGTACAAGGATTGGTACTTCATAGTCCTAGACAAAGCATCCTGCGACATTGGTATCTACGATGTGAGCGAGGAGTTCTACAAGAGAGGCGAGGCGAAGTTCAACAGAGCCATCGCCATCTACAAGGACTTCTTTGTGACTGGTAACGACCTAGACAGCTATATCATCAGAGACACGCTATGAGAAAGATACTAGTAGCTTGTGAGGAATCACAAGCAATTACAAAGGCTTTCAGAAAACTAGGCTTTGAGGCTTACAGCTGCGACTTACTGCCTTCAAGTGGCGGTTATCCAGATTGGCATATACAAGGCGATGCGATAGCAGAGGCGTATAGCGGCAAGTACGATATGATGATAGCTCACCCACCTTGCACCTACTTAGCAGTAAGCGGTGCTAGATGGTTGTATAATAAGGACGGCTCTAGAAACGATGAACGATACAAGAGCCAAGCAGAGGCTTTAGACTTTGTTCAGCAGTTGATGGATGCACCTATTAAACATATAGCCATAGAGAATCCTATCAGCGTTATATCATCGCACATTAGAAAGCCAGACCAAATCGTACACCCTTATATGTTCGGAGACAAGGCAAGTAAAAGCACCTGCCTATGGCTAAAGAATCTCCCTAAATTAGAACCTACTGACATTGTAGAGAAGGGAGAGTTCATCGAATTTATAAGTAAGAAGGGCGTTAAGAAACGCCAACCTAGATGGTATTATGAAGCCTTACAGAAAGCTAAAACCCCAGAGGAGAGAAGGACATTAAGAAGTAAAACCTTTCAAGGAATGGCTGATGCTATTGCTGACCAATGGAGTAAGGTTCTGTGAAGGAGCTCACTCAAATCTATATGCAGTACTTTGACTACGTCCTAGATGACTTCATACCCTGCGAGGTATGTGGATCAAGAGCCGTAGATATACACCACATAGAGAACAGAGGAGCAGGAGGTGCTAAAAACAAAGACACTATAGAGAACCTAATGGCAGTATGTAGACCGTGTCACCTAGAACACGGAGACGTACCAGAGAAGATAGACTGGCTAAAGCAGATACACAAGAGAAGATTATGATAGACCTTAGATGGCTTGTAGTGATAGTGGTGTCCGTTATTAGTGTAGTTCTAATATACCTAACAAGAAAGGAATGAGACACTATATAGACCTAGATACTGACCAGCTTATGAGACTGTATGCCCTGCTCTATGACAGGAGGGATATGCAGGACATCGTAGAGAAGCTGCGTAATCATATGGAGATAGTAAGACAAAGAGAGAGACGTGTACCAAATGGGTACACAAGTAACACCAAAGAGAAATGAAAGTTATCCCTGTACCTATAATGATACAAGTAAGGGTATAAACTGACTTTTAATAATACATTGTCAGGCGATAGCTTGACACCTTTAACACCAAAGAGAGATGAAAGAAGATAACACGCCAAGCATTATAGACTTGTGCAATAGAGACAGAGAGACTTATGGTATTGAGAACGATTAGTGCCTACCTTCGCAAGAAGCGACACATAAAAACAACAGAGGCATACCTAGATATGCTAATGCTAGACAACATCAACCTAAGCATACAGGCAAGTAGGTTCGGATGGAGTGACGAGATACAGAACCAGCTAACCAACTCAGCTCTACTTATACGCAAGTATCAGAGAAGACTGAGACTGATACGAATGTAATGGGACGAGCAACTGAGATACTGGCTCTAGCCAATATGACAAGCAAGGACAGGAAGAAGTATGCCTATGGCGCAAATGCTGAGGTGTACTTCTCTCGTATTGAAATCACCACAGAACTACTTAAAAAAGTAAAGCCAAAGAAATGAGCAAGAGCCAACAAATCCTAGTGAACAGGAAAAACCTAGAGATGTTTATAAGCATCCTAACACAAGTACACCTACGAGGTCAGCTGTCAGCAGATGAGTCTGCCTTCCTAGCCAAGTTTGTAGACCTACCTCCTGCACCTCAACAGCCTAACAGGTCACAGCGTAGGCTGAACCAGAAGGTGATAAATGATATCATCAGAGAGGAGCGTAAACGCAATATGAAAAAATAGGGTTTTATAATTAGGAGGTTGACTAAATTTGACATATAAAAAATGGATAGCACACAAGAACACAAGAAGGCAATGCTCAAGGCATTAGAGGCAAAACTAGGTATAGTGACTGCTGCCTGTAGTGACGTGGGTATATCTAGGCAGACACACTACAACTGGCTCAAGGATGACCCAGAGTACAAGAGAGCAGTAGATGAGTTGGAGAATGTAGCACTCGACTTCGCAGAGGGTAAGTTGCACGAGCAAATCAAAAGCAACAACCCTACCTCTACCATCTTCTATCTAAAGACTAAGGGTAAGAAGCGTGGCTATATTGAACGACAAGAGATAGCGCACGAGGGTATCAAGACCTTTACCATAGAGGAACTGGATGGGGAAGATAGCAGTCAATAAAGTATACACACATCTCAAGAGGTCAGACAAGAAGATAGTAGTCGAGCAGGGCGGTACTCGTAGCGGTAAGACTTACAACATCCTCCTCTGGCTCATCTTCTACTACTGCACCAAGAACACAGGCAAGACAGTTACCATAGCAAGGAAGACCTTCCCAGCTGTCCGCAGCTCTGTTATGCGTGACTTCTTCGGCATACTCAAGCAGCACGACCTGTACATAGAGGACAAGCACAACAAGTCCAACAGCGAGTATGTACTCAATGGCAACCTAGTAGAGTTCGTATCCCTCGACCAACCACAGAAGATACGAGGGCGTAAGAGAGACCTAGCCTTTCTGAACGAGGCTAACGAGTTGAGCTTTGAGGACTGGCAGCAGATAGTATTCCGTACTAACGGCAGAATCATACTCGACTACAATCCCTCTGACACCTATCACTGGATATACGATAGGGTCATACCTCGTGAGGATGTGGACTTCTACCAAACCACATACCTAGACAATCCCTTCCTTGACGAGACAATCAAGGAGGAGATAGAGCGACTCAAGGAAACGGACGAACACTACTGGCGTGTCTATGGACTAGGAGAGCGAGGCACTAACCGAGCGCAAGTGTTTCAATTCACAACCCTACAGCAAGTACCTACCTCAGCAAAGTTCCTATCCTATGGCTTGGACTTCGGGTTCACCAATGATCCCTCTGCTCTGGTGAGGTGTTACCAAGATGGGAACAATCTATACTTCGAGGAGATGCTATACAGCACCAACCTCACTAACCACGACCTAGCAGTACGCTTCAATGACATAGGGGTAGGTAGGTACGAGGAGATATTTGCAGACTCGGCAGAGCCTAAGAGTATCGAAGAGCTACATAGGATGGGCTGGAACATCAAGCCTACTACTAAGGGTACGGATAGTGTGAACGCTGGTATAGATATGCTCAAGCGTTACAAGCTCCACATCGTAGGGGCTAACTTGATGAAGGAGATGGAGAATTACAGATGGATGGAGGACAAGAATGGCAACCTCCTTAATAAGCCAATGGACAAATGGAATCACCTTATCGATGCAGCGAGATACGGTGTATACAATAAATTAAGCAAACCGAACTATGGAAGATACGCAATCCGTTAAGCTACAAGTACCAGAGAGTCTAGCAGACATACCTATACACAAGTACAAGAAGTTCATCGCTATGGCGAATGAGGACAATGGTGACGAACAGGCACTCTACCACTTCTGCGGTCTTACACCAGACCAGCAGGAGCGTATGAAGGTAGCAGACAAGAACCGCCTACGCCTTATACTATCTACTGCACTAGGTGGAAAACCAGCTCTCGTACAGACCTTCGAGTTCAAAGGAGTTAAGTATGGCTTACATCCCAAAATAGAGGACATCAGTATGGGTGAGTATGTAGACCTTGACGAGCTACTCAAAGAGCCATACAAGAACGCAGAGAAGGTGCTAGGCATCCTCTACCGTCCTATCACTTCTAAGAAGTTCGGTAAGTACCTCATCGAAAACTACGACCCAGACAAGCACACAGGCGAAGGCTTTGACGAGTTAGGCACGAACATATTACTAGGGTGTCTGCTTTTTTTTTATCGTTTAGAAATCGCCTTGCAGATAACTTTCCTTCGATATTTACAGAAGGAGCAGATGACGAACCAGCCTTCGACAGACAGACCCAGTTCTCTAAAAAGTGGGGATGGTATAGCGCAATCCATCAAATTGCTGGAGGCGATATCACGAAGTTTGACGAAGTAACAGAGCTGCCTATGCGTACCTGTCTCACCTACCTAGAGTTCGTGATGGACAAAGGAGATGTTGAAAAGTCCCTAGCCAATTCAAAAAGGAGGTAGGATATTAAGAATCTTTTGTGTATTATTGTTTCATATTAATCAATACACAAGAGAGATGAACTTGTACGAACAACTTACACAGCCTCACAGAGACAAGCTACAAGAAGAGGCGGAGAAGTACCCTACCACAGGGAAACTATTGAAATACGCTCTAGAGCATAACAGCTCAATGCTAGGGCTGACTGTCAAGGAAGCGATGGACATACACACCATC